ATGAGGACGAGGTTATTGGACGAGAGCCAAAAGGTCCAAACCCTATGGATAAGTTTGACGAAATTTTACAAAAACGCAACGGAGACAAGACCGTTAAAGGATTAAACGATCAAATAGAGGTAGACGGAAGAGAGGGAGACGAGGAAGTACCTGCTGAAGGAGAGTAGATGGAGTATGATAAGCCGTTACACTCGCAACTAATTTTTATTTACGACCTAGCTGTAAAGCACGATCCTTCAACTATAAGAGCAAAAGACGACCCGCATCCAGTTTGCATAATTTGTAAGTGTAAAATTATCAGATCAACCTGGAGTACGCAAGTTAGAGAAACCAGACAGGTTAGTAAACCTAGTGGAGAATATGAGATTCCCTTTGTTGTCGATGTGATAGACTATGAATAAGATGGATCCAAGCGGTACTGCGTCACTTAGAAAAGCGGCAGTAGAGACTGTAAACTCACATTATCGTTTTGTAATCTCTACACTAAGAAAATATCTTAAAGACTACAAACCAGGTAAATTTATGCCTGAAGAGATACCTGTAGTCATAGATAACTTCCATCTTTATTTTCTAAAACTCCTCAATAACAACTTAATAGATAATGCTAAAATCTCTAAGACAATTAAAGACTCCTATTCCAAAGGAGTTAAAAAAGCTGTAAGAACTTTGAAAGCAAAAGAGTTAATCAATCTTTCCTCTCCTGAATTTGCTAGAGGAGTCGAGTCTGCCTATATTAGAACTTTAACCCAAAACTCTAATATAGAGCAGCTAATAAAATTTAACTCTCGATCCTTAAACACTATCAATCAAACCGTCGTCGATAGAGTCTCCACCTCGGTGTATGAGGGAATTAGATCAGACTATAATCAACTTCAAATGTTTCACATTATGAGGTCGGCTATTCAAAAAGTAGCGGTTAATCGAGCTAGGACTACAGTTAGGACAGAGATAGTCAGAGCCCAAGCGTGCGGGTTATTAGACTCCTTTGCTCAAATGGGAGTCGATACCGTGATGATTGATGTAGAGAAACCTCCTAAACTCACTACCAATTCAAAAGGTCAATCCGTAAACGAGTGCCCTCTTTGTAAACCTTTAGAGAACCGAGTTTTCACCTTACAAGAGGCTTACGGACTGATTCCTGTACACCCTAATTGTAGGTGTAGTGTTAGACCTATTGGTACGGATAACGTGAAGTTACCTGTTATGTTAAATGACGTAATTTCAGATAACGATTAAAACGGATTTTACAATTTGTCGAAATAAGGTTATTACTATATGTAACCTCTATAGGACTATTCAATGTTACAACTAGAAAAACTAACTAACAATTTGGTAGCCCAACCTCGCTATGAAATGCTAGGAGGGTTGAAATATCTAGTGGCTGATGCTACAATGATAGTACCTGGGGTTTTGAACGGATCGGCGGGTGCTCTTTTTTATCCTCAGGAAGAGGTAGAGAAAAGCGTGATGTCTTGGAATATGATGCCTCTAACTTTAGGACATCCAAAAACGGACGACGGCCAAGCACTCTCCGCACGTAGTCCCTCGGTTTTAACTCAAAGCTATCTAGGTTTTGTGTTTAACTCTAGGATGGAGGAGGGTAATTTAAGAGCAGAAGCTTGGTTTGATGTTAACCGCACCCAAGCCTTGGCTCCTATGTTGTTAAATAAATTATAAGCTGGAACATCCGTAGAGCTATCCACTGGTCTTTACACCGAGAACATTCCAGTTAGAAATAAAAAACACAACGGTAAAAAATATGATGCTGTTGCTAGAAACTACAGACCGGATCATTTAGCAGTTTTAATGAACGAAAAGGGTGCTTGTAGTCTCTATGACGGTTGCGGTATTAACAACCAGCTAACAGAGAATAAAGAGTTACCAAAAGGTAGAAAACTAAACAAACCTTTTAGGACTTCTGGAGGTCCAAAAAAGTTTGCAGTTTACACTAAGAACGATAAAGGTAATGTAGTTTTGGTTCGATTTGGTGATCCTAAAATGGAAATCAAAAGAGACGACCCAGGACGTAGAAAAAACTTTAGAGCTAGACACAACTGTGGAAGTCCAGGCCCAAAATGGAAAGCAAGATATTGGTCTTGTAAAATGTGGTCTAGCACCCCTGTTAGCAAAATAGCTAACCAAGCAAACCAAAAGTCGGATGATCGAGATGTTTGTACTCGTAGTTACGAACGTAAATGCCCTTTTGGACGTTAAGTTCCTTTTTCTAGGTGGAGGTTATTATGCCAAAACTCGACTCAGCTAGAAAACAGGAGATTATTGACCACCTTGTAGGTAACTGCGAGTGCGGTGGGTCTCCTAAGTTTTCTCAAGATGATGTTGAAGTCTTGAACAAGTTTGAACTTGAAGACCTTTTGAAACTCCAAGGAGAATCAGAAGAAGTCGAAGAGTCTCAAGCTGAAGTTCAAAACTCTGAGCCCGTAGAGGCTGTTGCTGAAGAAAAAGTAGAAGCCCCTGCTTTTGACGAATCGGCTCTACCCGATAGTGTGAAAGAAGAGTTGGCTTTTGCTCGTAATATGTTACAGCAAAAGAAAGATGAGTTAATTGCCGTTATCGTTGCTAACGCTAACTGTGATTTTACTCAAGAAGAGCTACAAAGCAAAGACCAAGACGAACTTGCTAAACTCGCTAAATTGGCTAAATTGGCTAAAGTGGTTAATGAAGTTAAAGAGGAAGCACCAGTTCAAAAGGTCGTTGAGGAAAAAGCTCAAAATACGCCTCGATTAGGTGGCCACGCTATGGCAGCTAATAAGGCAGAGAGCATGTCTGGTCCTTATGAGGTTCTAGACACTCCTATTATGCTTTTTAACTAACCAACCATAATCTAACATTGGGAGAATAATATGGCTACAGGTAGAAGTATCGTCGTTGGCGTTGAAGCTAAGGGCGTACGAAAAGAAGGTATCGCTAACGGGGCTATTAACCCTGGCGAGTGCCTACAAATTGATGCTGCAGTTGAACCAGTTGGGGGTCGTCATACCCTTGAAGCTGTTGTAGGTGCGGTAGACGGTGAACGCTCACTCGTTATGGTTGCTGACGTTGATTTTCTTCAAGGTCGAACCAACTCTGACGCTTATGCTGACGGCGAGCGAGTTTTTGCTTACTGCCCACTTCCTGGCGACGAACTTAACGTAAGAGTTCAAGCAAGCGTTGGTAACTTGGCGATTGGCGATAAGTTGATTATTGACTCGGCTACCGGTGAGTTGATTGCAACGACTGGAACTCCAGAAATGGAACCATTTATCGTTCTTGAAACCTCGGCTACCAGTGCTTCTGCTCGTCTAGTACACGTTATGTACACCGGCCACTAAAAGACCTTCTAAGGAGAACTATCTATGTACACAGATTTTGTATTCAACGGCGAAGGTCGTGGAGAACTCGGTTCGGCTCTTTCTGATCTGCGGTTTGACACTGGCCTACTTCGTCCTTACTTCGATAGTCAAGGACGTAAAGTTTGTACGGTCAAAACTGGGCGCACCGTTCCTGTTAAAAACTCCGCTGGTGAGTTTACCTATAACGAGGACGGCACTTCCAAGTGGATCGACGAAAAGCAAGTTGTCGAGATTAAGGATTTGGTCGATAACGGCGTTTACAGCCCAGCTTTTAACGCTACGACGATGACCAAAGACCAATGGATCACGATGGACAATCGTGTTATCACCGCTGCTCGTGCTAGGCTTCGTGCTTATGCCGATCTTCGTGCTGCTAACACTTATAGCATCGACGGAATGTCAACCAGCATCCTAGAGCACGAAAAAGTGACGGATGACGGTGAAGCTATCGTCGATATGGAAGGTATCAATGAAGGTCGTGGAACCGAGAGCCAATACACTCTCCAAGGTATTCCATTGCCGATTATTCATAGCTCCTTCTATTACAGCCGCCGTCGTCTTTTGACGACTCAATCCAAAGGTACTCCTTTGAGTCTTGTTCGTGCAGAACAAGCTTCTCGTCGAGTTGCTGAAACGATTGAGAATATCTATATCGGCAATCAAGCTGGACTGGCTTACGGGAATAGCACCGATTATGGTAGCACCTCGAAAGTCTACGGTTTGACTAACTTCCCAGATCGTATCACTAAGACGAACTTGACCGCTTCGGCTTCGTTTGCTCCAGATACGTTTGTTCAAGAAGTCTTGGCTATGCGTGAGCTTGCTTACGCCCAAAACTTCTATGGTCCTTTCATGATGTACGTCTCGACCGGCTACGATGCTAAGCTGGACGAAGATTACGTGACTGGTTCATCGGCTAACGGTCTTGCGGCTCCTCAAGGAACTGTTCGACAACGACTCCGTCAAATTGACGGTATCACGGACGTTCGACGATTGGATTACTTGACCGGCGACGTTGTTCTTCTCGTTCAAATGACCTCAGACGTTGTCGAGGCTATTAACGGTATGGAACTAACAACGGTTCAATGGGAATCCAACGGTGGTATGAAGTTGAACTTCAAAGTTATGGCTATCCAAGTGCCATACATTAAGTCCACCTCGGACGGAGTTACTGGTATCGTTCACGGTACTACCTCCTAGATCAGAACGATCTATTGAAAATTGATAGGGTGGGGTTAGACTATTTAGTGCTAACTTCACCCTTTTTTATTTTTAGGAGCAGTAATGTTCAAGTTTAAGTTAATGGCTGGAGTCCACTCTGAAGGCAATAAAGTTTTCAAACGTGGAGAGGTTTTTGAGTCTAATAACGATTTGACTAAGCATAACAAACCTGGTGAAGCCGAAAGGTTTATCCTACTCTCAGAAGCTGCTCAAGCGGCAGAAGCTAAAGCTAAAGAAGATGAGAGTGACGCTTTTAAGGAGATGACTGTTGCTGAGTTAAAAAGCTACGCAGCAGAGGGCGAGATTGATTTATCGGGTGCTTACAACAAAGCAGACATTATCGCTAAAATTAAAGAGGCTGAATAAAACTCTTTAATAGGATGAATAATGGTTCTAGAGTTACTGATAGCCTCAGCTGGCATCTGGGGAGACGCTAAGACGGATCAAGATAGATGTCAAGCTGAGGCAGACTATATGGCTCGTGTTTATGTTCCTGGAGAAACGGGTATTAAGCACTATGGGCCAACTATAGGTAAATTTGAGGGAGTTGGTAGGGGTTATGGAGATAAACCTCCAACATGCGTTCCAGATCCTAGTCTTGGACTAAAAGTAACTGGAGATGCGACTGCTAAGTGTGTAAATGGTAATATGACTATCAGAGTAAGGAGTTGGAGATAGTGGCTAAAAAAGCTAGTCAAAAGAAAAAGGGAGTTGATGGTAAGGCTTGTTGGGAGGGTTATCGTTATGCCGGCACTCAAAAGAAGGGCGGCAAAACTGTAGATAAGTGTGTTAAGATTAAAAAGAGCAAATAACATGCCTCCTCTAACTCGTGAAGAGCTATTAGCCCGTGGGACTTGCTGTAACTTAGGCTGTAAAAATTGTCCTTATGTAAAAAAGTAGGATAGCTGTATGTATTTATCTAAGTCAGATAAAGAGTGGCTAGGTAGCACTGTAGACGACGTAATGCTAGGATTTTCTACCGATAGTTCTGTCTCTCCTAGGGACGTAAAAAATCTAGCTAAAACTGAAGTGGAAAGAAGGATTAGAGGAAAATTTCGTAGACAAGGAGCATTTGGCTCTATAATTAGCTCGATACTAATTTCAATAGCAATAAAAATTGCGATTAAACTCATCGAGAAATGGATAAAGGAGCATACAGATGTTCTCTAACAACAAATCTTTTCAATTTTTTGTCGGTTTAGGTGTAATTATCCTAGCTTGGAAACTTTGGTCTATTGGTTGGTTCTCCCAAGCGATAGAGACCGACGAAGGACTAGAAAGCGTATTAGACTCTTTAGTGCCTCTTCTAATAGACACCGTAGCTCTAGTGGGAATCGTTGCTATAGCCTTTGCTAAGCTAGTTTATGGGGCTATAGAGCCTTTATTGGGAAACTTAAAAGGTTATGTCTCCGGCCAAGTTAGCTACGTTAGAGACAAAGTTATCA